AGTCCTGCGCGTAGGCGGTCAGATCCAGATGGCTAAAAACCACGTCGTAGTCTTTTACCGTACCCTCAAACTCTTTGGTCTTACACCTAATTATCTTCACCTTCCCGTCCGTATCTTTAACCGGCCTCTTGACTGCTATCGTCACACTATGCCCTCTGTCTACCAAGTAATGGCTCATCGTCTGTACCATCCTCTCCGCGCCGCTACCCATAGTGTCTGCGTAACCGTGGATGATAAATAGTACGTTCATGGGGTCATCACACTGGCTGACGGTGTAAGTATCATCGACTACTTTTACAGTCTCCGTAGTACTATCGTCTGATACTATCTTCTTTGGTTTCTTGGGTTTAACTTCCTCACTCATATCACGATCATGTTTTGGGTATAAATATCTTTGCTGCTGATGCCGGCGAGATCACCGAACCACCTACGTGGCGCAATGATCCGCTTATCCTTATCCCACCCTAGCCAACTGCCCCACCAACTGAATGTACTGTTAGCAATGATGAAATGCCTGCACCACATCATCCGCCTTAACGCTTCCTTTGTATCGCTCCTATCTATTTCCATATTCGGAAACATTTCCTCTGCTTTATCCGGCTCATCACTAAATATTAAGAACTCATTGTCCCTACCGATCATATCCATAGCCTGCTGATAATACGTGTAGCTGCACACCGGATGGTAATCATTGCTATGACAGTAATCGCCCATCCTGATATGGACCGCTATCTTGTTAGTCGGCTCCCCCTCCAGTGTAAATAGGTCTTTAATAAGCTCCTTGCAATGGTTAAAATACTTTTCACTCTGCATGTGTCCCTCGATGTCATAATTCTTTCCCTTCTCTAACTTTACTACGTTGTAGCCCCACGGCAACGGTAAGCTATGGTACGCCCCGGTAGGTGCTTCAGGCAATTCCTTAAACCATTTACCAACCTCTACATCCTCTTCACTGCCGAACCTATCCACCGCATCCCAATTGTTCCACTCCGGAAAGCCATACTCCATCTTATTCCGGGTCGCAATACCTATAGTGCTTGCCACCTGAAACATCTGGTTGCCCAAGCGTCCGTACTTGCCCAATTTGGAAAACGTTACTGCCATACTCCATAGGCACACTCCCACTGGTGGAAGTACTGCGCCGTATTATTTTTAGGATAATGCTTTACCACATCGCCAAACCAATCCCTAAAGTCCGTCAGCGTGAAATTGTGTAAATGACACTCATCCGTACCATAATTGATTGGCTCAAAAAATCTGATCTTATTAGCACCCTTAGCCCTCCACACTATATCATCCGGATTAAGCGTATGCTGCAATACATTAAAAAGCCACACTTCATCACAATCCGTCATATCCACATCCTCTGCCATCCGCGTGTCTATTGGCATATCTAACTGCTTCAGTATCTCACTAGGCATTGGCTCCACCACAAAACTCTCACCCCTGTTCTTGCAATACGCCAGCGCGGGAAAATCCGCCGGACCAACCTCGCATATCTTCTTGCCACCGAGATTAGGATTGATGCCTAAGTATTTAAAATACTGCTCGTAAGTTTTTTTATAGTGATTAAAGCCTTCATCCATACTCATCGTATGAAATTTACGCTCTTCGTTCTGTGCGTCCAGCCAGCGGTCGATGGTTATATCCATTCCGAATTTCTTTTACGATGATGGTTGAAACACACTCCATAATCATCACTGTAGCCCATCCTCGGATAATCAAACTGGTTATTATACCTCGCCGGCCACCAATGCAGTGGTATGCCATACTTATACGCCACACACGTTAACACCGCCTGGTCATGCCTGTGTTCCTTAAACCCTGCCCTGTTCTTACTCTTACTTGGACTATCATCCAAGAACCCCGGCATCTCGCACCATGTCAGCCACTCCTTCACAAAAGTCTTTGTCCACCCGTTCACCCTGAACGCCATTGCACTCGCCTGCACCTGCTTTTTGTACGGTCCTTGATATATTGCCTCTATCACGTCCGCTTTACACCACTCCGTATGATCGTACATATTCCCGAAAAGCCACACCTGATCCAGTCTCTTGAGCCAAATAGGTTCACTAATCAACTCAACACCGGCATCTAAATACAATAACACATCACCGTCATCCATCTGCATCATCTCCTTTAAAATGATATATGGCTTCCACAACCAATACCCCGCACCCCGCTTCTCTGTCACCACCGGATTGAGTAGCTTGAACACCGGATCGACACTTGTAAAAGCACGGCCCGTCATCCCATACCGATGCACACTCTCCATGCACAGCTCAGCACTGCGGCTCATATCACTACTGAAATACGTGATAGCCCTTACCGGATGAAATCTGTCGATTGCTGCCATGTTCCTGTATAATCTACTTCCCTGCCCCATAAATCACTGTACCCCTTTTCCTGTAAAGCGAACAGCGGATAGGTAGCTGCTGCATTAACCCTGTACAATACCTTCTCATCTAAGAAGGCATCATATATCTGATTTTCGTTGTAATTGCGTATAATCCACGCCGCAACGTCCCTTCTATATGCAATTGCATGGGTTGTCCAAGCATTGTATATCCTTCTGATATGCTCACTGATATAACCAGGCTTCCGGGCATATACATGGTTTTGGTAGTTGCCACCTAGATACACCATATCCCAGTTCGGGAACTCTTCGTTCAACTCATCCATGCACATATCTATGCTGTGCATATTATCAAACACCACGTCATCCTCTAATACTAAAATGCTATTCAATTCACTTTTTGTGAACTCTTCTATAATGCCGATCATACTGCGATTGAAACTCTGAAACGGAGTGTCCGCAACAATACTTTGCACGAACTCCGCCGTGATGTGATACTTCGCTAACTCCTCCTCGCAACGCTCACGCCTGCTTGTCGTTAAGACCACCACTTTGTCAAAGAACTGATGTAGCATTTGTTTTTGGGTTGGTTAATAAAGCAGGGAGTAGAAACTCCCCGCTGTTGCTATGATAACTCCTGATTAATAGCTTGATTTAGCGAAAGCAAATCCACCATATACAAACGCCGTTGGCCTGTACACAGCAAGAGATGTTCTCTCCTCGATCACAATCGTAACGAGATTTTTGATAGCATTGTCCTGGTCCTGCTCGAAAAACCTCACTTCGGCTCCTTTGCGATCCCAGATACGCGCCATATTCCTGTCACCCATCAAAAACTCACCTTCACCGATATGCTCATGTGCAATGATCGGCACATTAAGCACCTGCGGTGTACCAGTCCTGATCGTGTCAGGGAACAGATACTGACCATCAGTCAGCTTCGTGAGTAGCATATCAGCTACATCACTAGGATTCATGAAGATAAAGTTCGGACGGTAGAACGCCTTACGCAACTGCGTGATAGCAGCAACCAAAACGTCGTAGTTCTGAGTCAGGTCAGTACCAGTAGGATCAGAAAATCCACTGGCAACAACAGTCAGACCGTCGAACTCGTTACCGGCTCCGTTCTTATACAAGAACTTATTATCTTCCAGCTTGCGCAATTCCTCCAGACCGATGTATGTAATAGACGCACTCAACTGAGCATTGTCATCCAACATCTCTTCCGGAATCCTGTAGTGGTGCGCCATCTTGGTCACCAAAACAATTTTCTTTTCGAAAGATGCCTCTGACTGTGGCTTGCTTCCACCTTCTGCAACCTCAGCAACATTTGATGTGTTACCAGACTGTACAGTGTACGCAATCTTGTCAGAAGTCAGAGAAGATGCAGGGATCACGTCCCTTACGTGCAGCATCTCATAAGGGTTCAGAATCCACGGACTAACCACGTTCGGCTCAACAAAGTTGGTGCCACTCAGGTTGCCGCTTGAACTCATTACCGCCTTACGGTGCATATCAGTTACGTCGAATTTGAAGCGCTGCTTCATCTCGAACTTATCCTTATTGGCTTCCAGGTTCTCGGCCATCTGCTCATAGATACCTTTGGTAGCCTGCACTCCGGCAGTGATCTTGCCGTTCAGCTTTTTCAGCTCGACGATCTCCTCAGACAGGTTCTTTACTTCCGTCTTCAGAGCCTCGTCCATTTTCTGTCCATCGACGGCTGCGGCCTCGGCCTTCGCCAGCCTGTCGGTCAGGTCGTTTTTCAGACCTTCGTATTTCGTATCGACCTTTGAGCCAAGCTCATTGATCGCACTTAAAATATCGCTCATTCCTAATTCAGTTTAAATTCCAATAATTTGATTCTTGCCAGTGCTTCATCCTGCTCTGCCTTCACCTTCGCCTCGTCTACCGGGGGAGTAGCGTCATTCGCCGCGTCCGTGGTCATCATCTCAGCAATAAGTGATTGCAATTGCTTTATCTCAATTAATAACAACTCAATGGTTTCATCCGATGCCGTAGCGTTCTTGCAGAACTTGTCCAGTGCCGCAGCCCTCTTCACCAACCTGTCCAACTGGTCTACACCCTTAGTCACGCTAATCAGCCTCGTCCTTTCATTCGCTCCTAAAAACTGTAAATTGCTGGCCTCATACAGTTTCACCTCGTGCAGCCTATTACCCTCTTGGCTCTTCTCTTCCTTTACCACGCTATACCCATAGCTGGCCTCGGTGATAATACCACTCTCAGCCATCTTCATGAAGTCCTCACCCAACGCATGGGTACCTACTTTACTCCTCATGTACGCGCCATCCGCGTCATCCCATATCTCCAGCGGCTTGCCCAACGCCTTAGTAGAGTCGTGGTCAAGCAAATGCTTGATGCGCCCAAAATTGTTCGCAATGCTACGGTTGAACATACCCTTCATAGATATGTCACCATAGCTATCCACGTTGCCATACGCCGCGAACTGGAATACCACCTCGCGACTACCGGTGTTAATGTCCTTGAACTCTACGTCAAGCGATTTGTAGCCGTATATCCTGCTCATAAGTACTGATCTAAAATTTTATTTAACTGCCGCCGGTAACCAGGGGCCTGACCACCCGCAGCGTATACCAACTCATATAAGTCACTCTCTAATTTCGTTCTGTCAATAGCCTTCGCCGGTTGCGCAATCTCAACCTCGGGCTGAGAAGCTGGCATAGAATATTTTTTCTTAGGCATCTCCGCCGGAGGTGACGCTAAACTCTCTTTCGCCAACTCGACTATCCTGTTGTGATCTATCATAGTTTTGGGTATTCTCTTTCTAGCCATCTCCAAAAATCTCGTCCAACAACTCATATATCGCAGCCGCCGCAAGCCCTATCACCACGCCCGTCAACAAACTCCTGTTGCTTTGCAGCACCCTTTTGGGTATCAAATTACCATCAACATCACGCTTTGCCACCAGAGCCAACGTACACCTGCAATTCACCACGTTGCCCGGCTTACACCTCGGATCGCCCGGAAACATAATAAGCTCCCCATTAAACCAAGGCTGCCCTAACTCCCTTGCGTCATTCACGTCTATATTGTGACTGTACGGACTCCTTCTTACCCTGTTGTCCCCGCTGCTCACCCACCGCTTCTCACACTCATACGGGAAATCGTTTGCCGCCAACATCACACCCATCGCCGCCGCCCGTGTACCCTCCGTCACCGCAATGCGCTCCGCACGAACAGCACTGATCTGTAAGCCGGCAGAAAGAAAACTCTTTGCAATCTCTTTGGGCGTTTGATGCTTATCCACCGCCTCCTGCAAATGCTTTACCATCGTCTTGCGCTGCCACTCATCAATACCATCGACGTACTTCAAATTGTGGGCACGCATGGCCCACTTCACATCCTGCTGCCACTTAGCAACAATACCTGTGCCCCGCTTCTGGGGTAACACCGTTGCTATACGCTGCCCCGCAATCCGCACACCCATCAACTGCACCTGCTCTAATACCGATATGTCAAAAGAACTCTCAATAGACTGCGTTCGAACAGTAAACCCCTCGGTAATATCTTCAGCATACTCCCTCCACGGCTTAGTTAACTCAGCATACACTACCCTGTAAGCGTTTGAATGTATCTGGGTTAGTATGGTTTCGGTTAAGCTGTACACCCATTTGCTATTTGCCTTCCGCCCCATTGTTATAATCCGGCGGTGCCTGGTTCATGTCCGCCGCAAAAGGGTCTTTAAACACCCTCTCCAGCGGTATGTACCCACTCGGTACAATAATCTCATCCATATTAGGATCATCACTGTCATCCCACTTCATCACAAACCGCTTCTCGTTCGGACTGATCCACCATATGTCCTTCAGGCTCGCCGCCATTGTATTTATATCACTCGCAATCTCCGGCATATCACTAATGTCAAACATGAATAACCTGTTATCGCCCCAATACCTTTGAAGGAGTTCTTTATTAAGCATATCCTGCAAGTCGCACATATCCGGCCACACCGTGTTCGTCGTTAAATACTTCACCGCCGCTTCGACATTATTGAACGTACTGGTGACAGATGATATGAGATGGATGGGTATGTTATAAATGTTAGCCAAGTCTTCTTTACCAAGTTGAAACGTCTTCACCAAATCCATCTCCGTTGCACTAAGGCCGATCTGCTCCCAACGCACATTTGCGTTCGTTGCGATTACACGCGCCCTGTTCTTCGCCCCGCCAATCTCGCTGTCTATCCGCTGCTGTATCGCGTCACGCTGCTCTTCCGTTAACTCATAGTCATCATTCCTGACCATCATACCCTTAGCCCCTTCGTTCTGCGCCTGGCTCGCCTGCGCGATCTTCATGTACTTTGCCGCCGTAATATCATACGTAGCCGCCTTCAATGGACTCATGCCATACAAATGCTCTAGCGTCATCCCGTCGTAAGAATAGTTGGGATATTTGAAATGTATAATCTCGTTCGGATGGAAGGTTACTTGTGAGCCTCCGCCGTTTAACTTATATCCTCTGATGACGTATGGGGCTGTACTATCACCGATAATGTCCATGTATTGGGCTGGAAGTATGGTGAGTTCGACAGGTTTAGCGTTTCCAGGGTCCGTACCCGGCTGTTGTCCGCAATTCTTTCGTATGTAGCAATTACCTGTGATATAGCGATAGCCCAAGACTTGCTTGATGAACTCAGACTGTGTTTGGTAGCCATTTGGGTTTTTTAGTAGTTGTAAAAATGGTGAATCATCCACCTCCTGCATCTTTTTGATAAGGATGCGCTTATTAATCTCCGTCTGGGGTGAATAGCTTTTATACTTAGTCAATTGCTTCTTCGTCGCCGGAGTCGTTACATACTCATAACCGGGAATACTGCCCGCTTTGTTCGTCATGATCTTTATGATACTGTAAATCGTACCAATCGACTCATAACCCTCCTTCACATTCGACTCCAAATCATCTCCCACCGGAACCACCTTGCCACCAATGACAGTGAACCTCGGCTCACCAAAGAGTGCGCTCTTCTTACTAATGCTTTTACTACCGAATAACCACTCCCTTATACCCAACTTAATAGCTTTTTGCTGGTCTCACTTGCCACTGCATACCTGAGCGCGTCAAGCGAGTGATCCCATAATTTTATCGGCGACTCCTTCTCAGGAACCTCATTATTTGAATCCTTGATGATCTTCCACTTATAGTTACGAATCTCTTTGATAATATTTGTGCTATCCTCCGTAATGAATAGCGGCCTCGACTTCACCGCCCGTATCCCCTCCTCAATCTTCTTAACACTCTTCTTAGCATTATACCCATACCTGCGGAGGTGTTCAATTGACTTCGGATCAGCACTGTCACACCACAAATTATCCCGCTTGCTTATCCCCAACTGACCCATCCTAGCTATCAAATCATCCATCGTCAACTCCGGCTCATACAACTCCTCCTTCACATACACCGCATCATCCTGTAACACACACTTCACCAACGCAGTCGGCGCCCTGAAACCCCAATCCAAACCATAGAAATACCGCGTCTTAAACGGTAAACTCGGACACAACTTCCAATGCGTATACACCGTCAACTGACTCTGGCCACGCTCACCCAAACCATACACCTTCCACATATTCTCATCCACATCCCTCAACCGCTCGATCTCCGCAACCGTACTCTCATCCAAGAACGGATTGTCCTTATACGTTGTAATGTAAAAGTCAGCGTCATCCCTGGTAATAATGCTGTCATAGATAAAGCTGAACTCCATACTCGGGTTGTAGTCAATCACTATCTTCCCCGTAGTCCGTAACGCCAACTGTATCCATGCATCATACACAATCTCATTACACTCGTTAATGAACAGGTAATCCCGCTTCCGACCCCGCATCTTCTGCGGCTGATCCGTACTCACAAACTCCACCAGGTTAGTACCAAGCATATAGCTTGACTCAGTTTTGTTGTGATTAGCGTCCTTATACAAACCCAACTTTGTCAGTATGTCAAAGAAATCCCTCATGCACGAACCCTTCATCACCGGCAGACTGGACCTTACTATCGTGAAAACTTTATGCTTCTCCTTCAGCAACTTGGCGACGAACCAAATCAAAATGTTGTACGTCTTGCCACTCCTCGATCCACCCTGCATCACCGTA